TCCTTCCAACAAGGTTACAGCCCTCGCTGGTGAATCAAGCACTGGAAAAACTTTTTTTGCCCTTAGTGTTGTTCGTAGTTTTCTTAGTAATCATCCTACTGGTGGGGTCATTTATTTTGAGTCTGAGTCTGCTTTAAGCAAAGACATGATTGAGACAAGGGGAATTGATTCCAAGCGTATGGTAATCTTCCCTGTTGCTACGATAGAAGAGTTTAGGACACAGGCAGTAAGGATTGTTGACAAGTATATGAAGGAACCAAAGGAGGAGCGTCAACCATTGATGTTCGTTCTTGATTCTCTTGGTATGCTTAGTACGTCAAAGGAGATGGAAGATATCTCTAATGATAAGCAGGTTAGGGACATGACCAAATCACAGTTAATCAAGGGTGCTTTCAGGGTACTAACCTTGAAACTAGGACAAGCAGGAATTCCTATGCTTGTCACGAATCACACATATGATGTGATTGGTTCCTATGTGCCAATGAAAGAAATGGGCGGTGGTGCAGGCCTTAAGTACGCTGCATCTAGTATAATATTCTTAACCAAATCAAAAGAGAAGGACGGTACAGACTTAGTGGGTAACATCATTAAGTGTGAGGCCAAAAAATCACGATTATCCAAGGAGGGTTCCAAAGTTGCAACTAGATTATTTTTTGACGAACGTGGACTTGACAAATATTATGGACTCTTGGAGCTCGGTGAGAAGTATGGAGTCTTTAAACGGGTGGGCAACCGTATCGCCATTGGTGGTAGTAATGTTTATCCTAAGTCTATACTCTCTGATCCTACAAAATACTTCACAGACGAAGTGATGGCTAAGTTGGAGGAAGCAGCAAGGACAGAATATAGTTATGGTAACTGATACAATTCTCTTTGGTGACTGTCGTGAGACCCTAAAAGAATTTGATGGTAAGGCGAGGATGTGTGTAACATCACCGCCTTATTATGGTCTTAGGGATTATGGTGGTGAAGAGAATCAAATTGGACAGGAGCAAACACCTGACCAATATATTGAAAATTTAATACAAGTATTCAGGGAGGTGAAAAATGTGCTCAAAGATGACGGAACTCTTTGGGTTAATCTTGGGGATAGTTACTATAATTACAGGCCAGGGCGAGGACAAGGATTGGTTAAACAAACAGTCTCAAATACAAAGCAAGATCTTCCAGATGTGTGTCCTCGCAGAGGAAATAGATTACCTGGACTCAAAGAGAAAGACCTCATCGGAATCCCTTGGATGTTCGCATTCGCAATGCGAGCCGATGGATGGTATTTAAGGCAGGATATTATATGGCATAAACCTAATCCTATGCCAGAGTCAGTTAGAGACAGGTGTACTAAGTCACATGAATATATCTTCCTATTCAGTAAGAATAAGAAGTATTTCTATGACAATGAAGCAATTAAAGAACCTGCTAAGGACTGGGGTACTAGGGATAGAACCAATGGTAAGTATCATAATGAGGGTACAGGGTTACAGCCACACAGTGGCCTTAGTAAATCCTATCCAACTAAGAACAAACGTAGTGTGTGGTCAGTGACTAACAAACCATACAAGGGATCACATTTTGCAGTGTTCCCACCTGACCTAATTGAACCATGTATCAAGGCAGGTAGTGAGAAGGGTGATATAGTATTAGATCCTTTCATGGGATCTGGAACAACAGCAGTTGTTTCAAAATCATTAGGAAGACACTATATTGGTTGCGAACTACATGAAGAGTATGGTAAACTAATCCAGAAGAGACTCAGTGAAAAATCATTTGCGAGGTTAAAATTTGAATGACTGAACGCATTGAAGAAACAATTCTAAGGAATTTAATATGTGATGAAGAGTTCTATCGTAAGGTAGTGCCATTTGTTAAACCAGAATATTTTATTGACCTCCATGAGAGGGTTATATTTGAGGAGATACAAGAGTTTTCTACAAAATATGACAAGACTCCAACCAAGGAAGTTTTAAATATAAATTTACAAAATCGTAATGACCTGACAGACGAAACATTTCAACAAAGTCTTAATGAAATTAAGAATTATGGTGATGACTGGGTTGATAAGGATTGGGTGGTAGATGCCACAGAAAAGTGGTGTCAAGATCGTGCTATATACCTTGCTCTGATGCAATCTATCAAGATTGCTGACGGTGGAGACAGCAAGCTAGACAAGGGTGCTATACCTAACATCCTTCAGGAAGCTTTGGCTGTCTCTTTTGATGAACATATAGGACATGACTACATTGAACAATCTAAAGAGAGATATGATTTCTATCACAGGAAAGAGGAAAAAATCCCCTTTGATTTGGAAAAGTTTAACTATATTACAAAAGGTGGTCTCCCTAATAAAACTCTCAACATCGCTCTTGCTGGTACAGGTGTCGGGAAGTCTTTATTCATGTGCCATGTGGCTAGCTCCTGCCTCACAAGCGGCAGGAACGTACTCTACATTACATGTGAAATGGCAGAGGAGAAAATTGCTGAACGAATTGACGCAAATCTTTTGAACTGCAATATAAGAGACATTGCAGAATTACCAGAAGTGTTGTATAATAGTAAGGTGAATGAGATTGCTCGTAAAACACAGGGCAAACTTATAATAAAAGAGTACCCTACTGCATCAGCACATGCTGGACACTTTAAGGCACTCTTATCTGATCTGTCTCTCAAGAAAGATTTCAAACCAGATATAATATTCATTGATTATTTAAACATATGTGCAAGTGCGAGGTACAAAGGTGCGATTGTTAATTCATACACGTATGTCAAGGCGATTGCTGAGGAACTCAGGGGTCTTGCTGTGGAAAATAACGTACCTATTGTTTCAGCTACACAAACTACTCGTGCTGGTTTTGGGAGTAGTGATCCTGACCTTACCGATACTAGTGAGTCTTTTGGGTTACCTGCCACTGCTGATCTTATGTTTGCCCTTATATCCACTGAGGAGCTTGAGCAACAGGGTCGCATCATGGTTAAACAACTCAAAAACAGGTACAATGATCCCACTAATTCCAGAAAATTTATGATAGGTATTGACAGATCCAAGATGAGGCTGTATGATGTTGCAGAAGACACATCTGTAATGGATGAAAAGGAAGAAGAGATGCCTCAGTTCTCTGAAACTAAAAACCGATTATCTAAGTTCGCTGAATGGAACGTATAAATTATGACTGTAGATTTTGATAAGTACACTATGTTCGTGGATGCTGTCACAAGCGATAGTAGTAAGGATTTTGTCAGTCTTGCTGACCGTCTTGGTGTTCTTGACAGAGAAGGTGCCTCTATTGAGCGTCTTACCACTGCTGGCGTTGGGCTTGCTGCTGAGTCTGGTGAATTTCTTGAGATCGTTAAGAAGATGGTATTCCAGGGAAAACCTTGGAATGCCGATAACAGAGAGCATCTTATTATTGAGTTGGGTGACGTTCTCTGGTATGTTGCACAAGCTTGCATTGCTTTGGACATACCTTTTGATGATGTTGTCAGAGGTAATGTTAAGAAACTTGAGAAGCGTTATCCAGGTGGTTCATTCTCAGTAGAGAAATCAGAAGTTAGAGCAAAGGGGGATAGATGAACTGGCAAGATAAAATCTATAACTGGTTTGTTAGCGAGGATCCTAAGTGGGATCCTGACAAGGTAGTTTGTACTGTTGATGACAATGAAGAGGATTGCTTTGTTGGTAAGATAGAGGCCTTAGGGTATAAGTATGATGATGGTAATGATTGGTATCAGAGAACATGGAGTACTGAGTCACAACCAAAGGAAACAATCTTAGAAGTTTTTCAGCAGTTAGAAAGTGGTAAGTGGAATAAGTTGATGATCGGATATGGTGATCAAGTATTCTATGAGCAGGAGGTAGAGGATGGATCTCCCTATTGATGACAAGGAATTAGAAGTTATTGTGAGACAACTATGGAAGTCTCGTAAGAACGGAGGAGAACCATTGGTTGAACCATTGTATGAGAAGATTAAATTGGTCAAGGAAGTAAGAGATGCTAACCCTGATGGACCATATAAGAAGATATTAAGAGAAGAGCATGGCATGGTAATCTAAATACCATGTGGAGACCTGCGTGGACTAATGGCTAACATTGATTGGAGGAAGTTAGGTAACTATAGACCAGATGGAGATATGCACTTGATGACTGTCTTCCATTCTATATGGATGTCTAAAAAAATTGAGTGTGAAAAAGGAGAAGTAGTATTATTTGCTGATGTTGAAGGGTTTGATGATCTTCTTGATGATTGTGAAGCAGTCTTTAATGATGAGATGGTCTTTGATGATCCAAAGGATAAGAATGGATTTAAACAAAAGTATTCTCGTAAGGCATGTCTCAGGGCAGTCTATACTAGTAACCAGACTGATGAGAAGATACCATTTACTAAAATAAAAAAGACTGCTGCGTTTGGTGGTGGTTCTGGTGGTTCAGGTGCTGGAGCCAAAGCAACAGAGATGTTTGAGAGTGCTGCTTGTTGGGTAACAGCAGTGCGTTTTAGTATGGGGAATAAAAATTTAGCAAGTGATTGGGGATGTACTAATTGTGCCTTTGATCCAGTAAAAGGTAAGGTTAATACTACTGCTACAATGGAAGAAGTTTGTAAATTTTTACAGGATAATCCAAACTGGTTAAATACTTCAATTTCTACTGCTAATACTTTGTATTCTGTGTATAAGGGTGGAGATTATAAGTTTTATAGAGGTAAGGGAATAGTAGAAGGTATTGAAGAGCATTTTGTAGGAGTCAATAGGACAGCGAAGCAAACAGAAGGAGATTTTGGGTTCTCTAATTTAAACAAGTGGACTCCTGCTGACATTTATCTCTGTGATAGACAGTCTGAAAGTAATATGTTGAGAGACATAAAGAAGAAAAAAACTTTTGCTACTCTTAATCCATTGATGGAGACATATCTTGATGACAAG